GACATGAAGGTGGCTCAGTTGGCCGGGTATGTGGCGGAGCAGACGGCGTATCACCACGGCGAGGCGAGCCTCCAAGGTACGATTGTCAACTTGGCTCAAAACTTTGTGGGTGCCAACAACCTCAATTTGCTCGAGCCGAGTGGACAATTCGGAACACGCCTGGCGGGAGGCAAGGATGCTGCAAGCTCTCGTTACATCTTCACACGTCTAGCACCGTGGACCAAGAACATTTTTGATCCGAACGACAGCGCCGTTCTCAAGTATGTGATTGATGACGGTCAACAGGTGGAGCCTGAGTTTTACGTTCCAGTTGTGCCGATGATTCTGATGAATGGTGCAGAGGGCATCGGGACCGGCTTCAGCTGCTACGTTCCTCCTTTCAATCCGGAGGCGATCAAGCAGAATATTCTATGCGCACTCGACCAGGTGCCCATGGTACCAATGAAGCCATACTTCAAGGGGTTCAGGGGGAAGATGACCAAGACGAAGGATCACACGTGGGTCATGGAGGGTGTCGTCGAGAAGGAGGGGACGCAGATTCACGTGACTGAACTCCCTCCGGGTAAGTGGATTCAGGACTTCAAAGAGCACCTGGAGGATCTTGTCGAGAAGAACGTGATTCAAAAGTACGAGAATCACTCGACGGAGACACAGCCAGACTTTCGAATCTGGGGGTTTGCGGGTGAGGATCCGGTCAAGGAGCTGGGCCTGGTCAAGACGATTCACACGAGCAACATGTACCTGATTGGCCCGAAGGGTGCCGTCAAAAAGTACGCAAGCCCCGAAGAGATTCTTTGCGACTACATCGAACTTCGTACAGACCTGTACAAGAAACGCAAGGCGCATCTCGTCCGTGAACTCGAGTCGGAGATTCAGTGGATAAGCACCAAGCTTGAGTTTATCAAGGGTGTCATCCACGGATCAATCAAGGTGTTGAACGAGCCGCTTGACAGTGTCAAGGCACAGATGCGAAAGCGCAAGTTTGAAGAAGAGCATGTACCCAAGCTGCTAGATATCAAGACGTACAACTACACACAAGAGGAGGTTGTAAAGCTTGAGACTCTGTGTGCGAAGCGACAGTCTGATCTACATGTACTCAAGAGCACAAGTGTGGTGCAGATGTGGAAAAATAACCTGAGCCAGTTGTAGATGTCAGAATTCTTTACTGACTTGAATCCTGTAACACGATTTCAAAAGCTCAAAGAAATTCAGCAAGCGATCCAGTCTCGAGTCGTCCCAGCTTTTCAAAAGACTCTCAATCTCGAACGCAAAATTCAGGCACGTGTTCTCGGCACAGTCATCCCAGCATTCACACCGCCACCAGAAGCCCCGGCAGGACCGGAGGAGGCTCCCGTTATTCTACAGCCAGTTCAGTTGAGTGGTTTATACACTGCAACGTCACAGAATGTGATTACGTTCTATGTCATGACGAGCTGGCCAACTCTCCCGTCACGTAAACCGGCCCCGTTGACTTCTGGCTGGAGAGCAGTGGGTATTACAAATCTCGTGGGAAACATCATCCTCACAAAAGCGACCAACACGCCCGGTGTTGTAGAGATTGGACCCGGAACGTCAGAGTCGTACTTGTGGTCATTCGAGTGTCAGACTGATACGGAACAGAACATTCAAAATTATCAGGGAGTGATTGGAGCCGTGTTGTACCCCCCAGATGCTGGCTCTCTCGTTACAAACTCAATTACCGGTATTCTTGACGGTTTTTACTATGTGACACAGGGACGCCTCGTGTACTACATTCGAGGAAGTGTGCCGAAAATGTTTGGTCCCCGGTGGACAGTCGACGGGATCACAGGGCTCAAGAGCAGTAACGTATTCACGAACAACTTTGTGACGACACCCGGCACGGTCAAGGATTCGTACACATATGACTCGTACGTCACATTGACGAGCGATCAGGTTGAGGATAACACGATGGAGCCTGTGTTTGGAACGGTGACGGTTCAACAACCCCCAGATGAAGCTCGTGTAATTGGTGCAAATGTGATGTACAAGTCTGACTACTCTTCGAATCTGTCCGTCATCATTAATTCAAACATCAAAACAACGGGGGGAGCTCCTCTTCGTGAACTGGGTCAAAATGTCAAGGGACATCAGCCAATCTTCCAAGACACGTACAAGGATCTTGAAAAGGAGGGGTACAACGCAGGGACAACATATTCCTTGTACGCAGTCGGTCCACAGGAGAAATACACAACTGGAAAAGATGACACCATTTGGAACACCGACTATCCACAACACACCAACTTCGTGTGTTACCAGCGGTACGTGCCTATCCAAGGATCTACATTTCTCGGTGAGACAATCACCGTTGAGCTCAAGCCAAAGGAGCTCGGAGACCTCATGTGCAACATGTACTTTACGTGCCAACTTCCAGTCTTGACCAATTCGTCAAACATCTACGTCAATCAGGTGGGGCGAGCGCTCATTGCACAGTGTGATTTCATGATTAATGACACGATTGTCGAGACAGTCTATGACGATTGGTTCTTCATCAAGGACCAGGTGTTCCTCGACTCTGATGAGCAGACGGCGATGTTTTCAGCCGTCAACGGTGGATCTACAACGTCACTGAGTCCTACGACGAGCAATGTCACCGTCTGTGTCCCGCTCGAGTACTTTTTCTGTCGCCGACATTCCTACCTGTCAAAAGGACGTGAACGCCTTCGGAGACCATACTTTCCATTGTGCGCCTTGTACAATCAACGAATGTACATTCGAATTAAGTTTAATCCATGGCCGTGGATTTCAAACGATTGGAACCCATCCGCGGCAAAACCAGCCACAACCTACAAAGAAATTATCAACCCTGCACTCATTCTCGAAGAGATTAAGCTGAATGAGGAGGAGAAACTTTACTACAAGACGAAAAAACTTCGCTACGTGATCAATCGTCTCAAGAAGGAGAGTGTCCTGTCGTTCAGCAGCTCCACTACACAATTGCAGCTCACAGCCAGCTTTCCGGTGCAAATGCTCGTGTGGTTCATCCGAAACAAAAAGTACGAGACGGTGACATCGAGCCTGTACACTGACGTGCGGTACGAGTACGGGTTTACGACCAAGTACATTCAGACTGCAGTGACACTGCCATTCACGTCAGGGACGGCATATTTCGTAGACCCTATTGACACGGCAAAGGTTGTGCTTAACAACATGGACATTACAAGTACATTTCAGGGGTCCCTCTACTACGCATTCAAGCAGCCCATCGAGCACAACTTGTCAGTGCCCGCAAAGAACATCTACATGTATTCCTTCGGGCTCAATCCGAAAGAGTACAATGCGGGAGGGTACATCAATTTTTCTAAATTAGATTCGCAAACGACGACGCTCAAAATCGTTTTTGTTCAGCAATACGCCACACAGGTTAACCAGGGATACAATCTATACTTGTTCTACTACGGGTACACTATTCTCGAGTTCGAGAATGGATCCGCTCGTCTTCCGTTCATGTAAGTCACGAAGCTTGTTGCTGATGAGATATGCGATGATGCCATTCGTGATGCACCACCGAATAAAATTAAGTTGAGCCACCGTAGTGGTGAGACCCTGGAACTCGATGCGCTCGGTCCGACAAAATGGATCGAAAAGCTTCTTCGAGTATCCGTCAAGCGACGACTTGTAAGCCACATGGACTGTGAAAATCTTTCCATTTGGCCCCGTGTACGTCACGTGACGTGTCTTGGCGTAGTTTGTCACAAACCACTCCAAATTGCGAAGGGATATACCCTTGCTGTGCGAGAGAACATCATGTAGTTGTTCGGCGTTTTGTTGATCGCTGAAAAAACGGGTGAGACTCTCGAGAAGTAAGCTGGACTTGTTCATTGTATTATTAAACTTCTAAATGTTTAAGCGGCTTACGGGCGCAGAACCCCACGTGACCGGTTGAGGAACTTGATTTGGAACAGTATGCGCCTTGACGACAGGAACCTGCTTCTGATGAAAGAGACAGTAGCCATTGTGCTGCGGCTCTTTGAGACATCGCTTCTTGCTCTTGAGTAGTCCTTGACAAAACCGCACTTCGATATCTGCAGTATCCTGCACAAGGCGCGAAAGTGGAATGTCGTACAATTTTGAGATGACTTCGAGAGATTTGCCGACCCGAAGAGCAACCCTGCGATTCACCTCCTCCTCAATCAGTTCTGTAATCTGACGTTCCATTTTTACTTGTCACACCAAGTGGCGACTTCTCTATTTAGGAGTGAAAAACTGCGTGATGGTCCGAACCTTGGGCTGGAATATGAGCTTCTCCGTGTCCCTGCCCAAGAGAGGCTCCAAGAGATCACACACCGGCTTCTTGAGCTGATTCGTGAAATAGTACTGGTAGTCAATCTTAATCTTCTTCTCGATAACCCATTCAGGATCTTCCGCCTTTTCAAACATTTTGGCATTCTTCGGACCCTCGACAATCACAAACTGGACACGGTCCCCCTGTTGAGGCTCGGACCCCGGCGAGCGCTTGCGAATCTTGTCCCGAACCTCCACATGCGGCATCTTCACTTTGTAGTTTGCAGCCAACTGCTTACTCATCAAAAGCTTCTCCATCGGCACCATACCACTCGTAAGAAGCTTGGTCGCTTGCTTTGCGAATTCAACCGGTGGGCGTGGATCGTCACTCTCCAAAATCATTTCCAAGAGCTTCTTGAGCGTCTCGCGCACGTACGGACAGCTGTCGCGCCGAACCACCTGGAGCCCCTTGACGTCAATCTTCTTGAAGATGACATTTTCCCCCTTTTTCTCGTACATCTTGGCTGCGTACCGCTTCTTCGAGTACAGAAAGTACGGACAATACACCTTTTCCAGCTCAAGGTCATTGGGCGCCTTGAACAGTTTGGTGCACTGCTCAGCAGCCAATTCGCCCTGTTGCCACGAGTAATCAATCGCCTCTTGGCCTTTACGCCCCTGTACGTCAAACTCAACCATCACAGAGTCAGTGTCACCGTACCTGACATGAGCACCTGGAAAGTTAGCCTCGACGTAATTCTTCGTCTCCTCAATCATCTGGCGTCCCCGCATGGTGACCGTGCTCGCAATCGCCACAAGAGGAAGCATACCCTTCGACGCGCCGGTAAACCCGTAGATTGAGTTCATCGAAATCTTGTACGCAAGCTGTTGGCCGTTGTACACCGCCTCCATCGGCGTTCCCTCCGCTGCAGCCATGAGCTTCTTTGCCTTTTTGCGAAACGCCTTGAGATCGGACAAGATGATCGGCAAAAGACTTGGCACATTCTGTGCAAACCGAAACTGACCAAACTGCTCGTACTCAACCCCCTCCAAATTGTCAAACTGTGGATCCATCACCATTGACGAATAGCAAAGGTTGTGCGCGCACATGATGCTCGGGTACAGGCTCGCGAAATCGAGTGCAGTGATTGGGCCATAGTATGCACCGGTTTGTGCGTCCAACACAGTCGCACCTTGATACCCGTCATCAGACCCCGGCAAACCCGTCTTTTTGAAGACGGGGATGATAAATCCAAGCTGCCGGGCTTTGTAAGCCATCTGGCTAAACACCTTGATCTGCTGCCCACGTTCGCTCAGAAACGAAAGAGGCACCCAACACGCCTTGGCCATCTCAATCTGGTTCTGAAGCTGACACAACTTGTCGAGGAGTTTGTGGGGTAGGACCGTATCCTGAATACAATACTCCGCAACCTCCCCGAGACGCTTCGGGTCTCCCTCTGCAAATCGACTAAAAATCTCCTTGACCGGCATGTCGTTCTTTTGATCGTTCAGAAAGTGCTTCGAGACGTTGTTCAGAGAGTAGCTCTCGAGTTTGTGCTCACGCTTGACATCCTGGAAAAAATCAAAAACGTACCTGCCACGCATAGGCACCATCTTGAGCATGTTGTTACCGAGTGCGCTCGACGCGAGGTTCTTAATCACCAACTCAATCGGTGAATCCTTGAATCGTCCCCACGTTGGCGCAAGACCACACAAGACAGAACGAACTTGAAGA